TTGTAGCGCATCCAATCGGGCGCGCATCTTCTCCATATTGATTCCCATAATTATTTTCTCCTTAGTTAAAGTCAGTGCGTTGATCTTTCACACTGCTAGTTGTTGTATTAATGTGCTGCTTTTCTCGCAGTAAGATATAATATTATCATAATCGGTTGAATGAACCGAGTAAGTTATTTTTATTTTATTGTGTTCTATGTTAGATTTTAAATTTGTTTTAATAACCTCCATTAGATTTGCATCTTCTTCCAATTGTTTTTTCGGAACTCCATAATAATAGCACTTCTCTCTTGGAATGTCAAGCCCAAAAAACATTTTTTCTTCATTTTTTTCTGAGTTGAGCAATCCAAAGGTGGATACACGCGCAGTATTAATACGCTTGGTTTGCGTTGTCATTATTGCTTGTGTATTTTGAAAAACGTTTATCATGTGATAAGTTGTTGCCACCAAGTTATTCATTGAATCCCAAAATTTCATTAATGGTACAGGCCCTATTATATCAGATAATTTTGAATTGTCAACTAAAAAAACACGATCTAGCAAATTAGATCGGGCATATTCCTGAAAGACATTGAAAAGTAAGTTGTTTTGTAACAGTTTTTCACCTACAAGATCATCCTTTTGTGGTATTATATAAAGTACTCGTATTTTAGTTTTGCCATGTATTTTCTGTAAAATCTTTAAAGAAGCACCAGAGACGGCGCCGCAACTTGTAATAAATAAAGTTTCAGACATCACCCCCTCTAAGAAGTTATTTATGCCTTTCGGCAGATTAGCTTTTTCATAAAGTTCGGGGCCGTCCTGATGCTTAAGACCAAATGTTGTTTTGGTCTTTTTTAATCCTACGTCTATCTTTTTTATTTGATACTGTGGGTATTGTGATAACAGATCTGCTATATTACAGCCTACTTTACCCAAACCTATGACGGTCTGCATTTATACCTCATTTAATATTTAGTGGTTTCATTTCTGACCAGTTTTTACCGCCTTCATGGTTAATCTTAAACTTGCCGAATCTAGTATTACTAAATAGTTTTGAAATTTTATTTATATCATGTTGGTCCTCTTCTGCAAGATCAATAACTAAGCTGTCATGATTACAAAATTTAACAAAAGATTTTTTACCTTTTAGGTACTCCCAAACTTTATACATCTGCTCAAAAACTAAATCAGCCGCTGTAGATTGAATAATATAACTAATAGCATGATCTTCATCTGAATCAATCTCACGACCGAACTGCGTATAAACTTTATTTAAATTTTTATCAAAATACATATCTTTTAGAACTTTACGGTCATAAATCTTATCTACCTTAGCATCAGTGCTGTTAGGGTTATAAAGCCAAGAAAAAATCCTTTTCTTTGCATTTTCTCTACTTTTGGTTCTAGTGAAAACATTTTTAAGATTCCAGTCATGAAGATCTTCTTGAGGTTGATCATGGCCGAGAAGAGCCAAAGCAACTCGTAATTCACAAGCATTAAAGTCTAATTCAAACAACCAATCATTAGTTGGTGTAAGAACTTGACGATATTTTTTAGGAAGTGTCATTACTGGAAATGAATTTTGCCTTGTTGCTAGTCGACCAGTAACAGTTTTAAACATATCATAATCAACATATGGATTGCAGTTGGTTATTAATTTAAACATGTTTCTATCTTGAACTGTCAATCTTTCAATTGTTGAAGGGTCGATGCTTACCTTCTTTGTTTTAATGTCTGCAATAACTTTATTAATTTTTAATAACTGATCGTAGTTTACAGGCTTTGGATATTTATCAAATACATCTTGACAGATTTTATTTTTTATTTCTGCAAAGTTTTCTAGATAATGTCTTGGAATAAACTCATAAATACAATAATCATTAAAATCTAAACCTACTTCTTTTGCTGCTTTGAAAGCCGCTTTGATTCTTCCTTGGACGGAGGACCACTCCCCTCTAATACCTTCTGGGCAAAGCTGCTCCAGTGATTGGCCCATAGCGTAAAGACTAGCATATTCCACCTCCTTATCTTGTAGATAAGTAGCATAAGACCAAGTTTTAGTACACTGGTCCGTTACTTGTTCTAAAAATGTACCCTTTTTGTAAACTAAAGTACATTTATTTTTTTCGTCAAATGTTTGAAAAAGCAATTTAATATCCAGAATTTGTGCCACCGCCGTTGATTACTGACGGTGGTGAATTAATATTCTGTGTCATATTAGCAGAAGTGTTTTCAGAAGTCAAGGGGTTATCATTAAAAAAATATGGATGGAAATCATTTAAACCCTCACCAGACACTGCTGATGTGTATATATTTGTTTTTATTGTTTTTTTATCTATAAAGGCCAAGGCGCCTTGAACTCCAGTTAAATTAAAATATTCTTCTAAATAATGTTCAATTATATCATATTTATTTTCCATGTCAACTTCTATCAATCTAACTCTTAAATATAACTTTAAAAAGTTGATTTCTCCGTACCTATTAAATAATTCAGGTTTTCTAACTGCAAGTTCAACTGGTAGTTCATTTGTTTTTTGTGTTGTGAACTGCGAAAACATTGGTGAAGATGCATAAAATTTATTTTGTACTTTTATCTTAGAGTAGGTAGTATTAACGGAAAACCAATCTGAATACATTTGCCATAAATAATTTTTAAAATTTTGATAACCTATAGTACTAGTTCTATAATATAAATTATTAAACAAACCATTTTGTCTTAAATCAATACCATCTCTTAAAGCAAACTTTCTCATCTGATCATTGGCCAGATCTGCAACTAGCTGCCACGGAGCATTTTTATTTATTTTAAACCCATGGGATTGACAAGCGTTCAAAAAGTTTATATATTGGTAGTCGTCAAAATAATCGTTGATCTTCTTTTCTGCGTCATCATGTGGATCTTTAGTTAAATCGATTATTAGTCCAGATATTCTATTAGTACAATTATTACTGATTACAAAACTAGAAAAAGTAAGCGATATATCTTCAGAAACTAATCTACAAAAATTAATATATTCTTTTACAAAACATTTAAAGGAGGGCACATTTTTATTATTTAAAAAATTATTTAAAAAAATATTATATATATTCTGTTCAAAATATTGATCGAACAATACCGGTGCGTGCTGCCAAGCTGCAGTTGGGGTGAAGTCTCCAAGAAATCTTGGTGCTATAGAACCTTTAGATTTTGCAAAGTTAACAAAATTTTGCAGCGATCTAAAAGCTCTTGCAACAAAGTTTATTGATTGAAATTTTCCGTCAGAATCTAAATTATTTATTAATAAATCTCTTGGATAAACAGGTGCACCAAAGGTATCTATTTTACCAAAGTAAGGCACGTCGTACCACATATCTATTAATTTATCATCCAAGATGGAAGGAACCACTTTATCATATTCAATTTTACTTGATATGAATTCAGATGCTTTTGAGGAATTATTACTGAACATAAATTAATTAGAACACAATATTAAATTAATTTGTTTTAGATGTTAGGTACTGATGGTGGAGTCACTATAGCATTTTCAGCTGATGTATTATTATTACCAGCAACTGACGTCCCATCGATTGACGTTCTTTGATCAGCTGAATTGTCAGATGACTCTGAGGAATTTACTATTGATTGCCTGTTGACATTGGCCTCATCTGCAATATTAACGTTCTGCGAGTCAGGTAAAGCACCGGCATATGCTTTGTATGACGCGTCTTCGCCAAGACCAGAATTAAAAAACTGAGCATCGTAATCAGTATACCATTCAAGAGTTTTCGGATCGAAACTGTGTGATACTTTATATATGTAATAAAATCCGGTCATGAATATTGTGTTCTCTTTTTCTTGAAAGAAACCGCCATCAACAAATCTAGTATCAAGAAAAACAGAATCACCGAGATTTAAAAATGTATTTCCTTTAACCTTAAAACTTGCAGCTGATTTTTGTGTAATCAGTATAGAACTATCAATAACTTCTCCAATACTGTCATCAGAATATGAATTTGCTTTTATGTTTTTTTGAGAAAAAAGTTCTGCCAAGCCTGGTACGGATTGAATACTAATATTAACAGTTTTCACGGGGCCACGGTCGGGACCACCAATATATATGTTGGGTACGTTCCTCCTTCTTGATGTTTTTTTTGTTATCTTGTTATACCCTTTAGGAAAACAACTTATAAGTCTAACATTCAAAACATCTGTATCTACTGGAAGGAGTTCGCTTAAGTTTGTTTTAAATTTTCCATCTCTTTCAAAAAGATTTTTATCAAAAGAGTAATATGTTTTTGCAGAATAGTATTGTTTTTCAGAACCAGTTTTTTGTTTTTCTGTTGATAACACCGTGGTGTCAAAAAATCTTTTCATAAAGACTGTAAAGAAATCACTCAAAGTCATTCTTTTTTTATTTTTTTGATATATTTCTCTATTCATCTCAAACAAAAACATATCTAAAGATATCGGAGTATTCAGTATATTATAAGCAATTTGTGTGTTTTCGTTTTTAACCCATGTAATTGGTCCAAATAAAAATTTAAGACCATTTTTACCCAGGTCATCTAAATCCTGACCTACGCCGGTGCCCTTTGCATTATCAAGTATGACAGAAACTAGATCACCAAAGTAAAAAAACTTTATTTTTTCAAAACTAGATGATTCTTCTTCTTCTGTATTTAGTCTTTTCACTCTCAGTGAATTTGCAAAATAATCTCCAGAATCGTTTTTCTTTGTTAGTAAATCTTCTGGTCTGAGTTTTAGTTCTTTTTTTCTTTTTGGTACCAATTCTAGTGAAGAAACATCTACCGGTTCACCTCCAGCTATTTTTTGTATGTAGCTTTTATATATATCATTGTCTAGTTCAAAGTAGTATATTAGGCCGGCCTCGTACAGCGCTGATATATAAGGAAAAGATTCTGGGGAGGCGCCAACATTTTTAGCTAATTGAACCAACCTTCTTTTGCTTTCTAATTCTTTATCTATGTTGTCGACTTTTTTAGTTAGGCTGTCTTTTTGATTGGCTGAAGCCTCGGCCGAGTTTTTTAATGCTTTTGTTGAATCTTGTTTAAAATCTATAAGCTCATCTAATTCTTTTTTATATTTATCAAAAGAAACTCTATCTTCATCTTCTATTACTAGCATATTATTTTTCTTTTTAACTTGTTTGTAATATTTTGAATCTAGTATGTTTATTTCTTCTTCTATTCTATTCGACCAACCTCTCAACTTAACAGATAATTTTAGTTGCCCCATTTCGTCATAATTAAATATTGTACCTGGAGGAAGTGGAGACACTTCTAGAATAAGTTTGCGATTTGCTATTGATTGTAGGTTTTCAAATCCTTCTGGGGCGCTATATCCCATTTCAATTAATATTCTATATTGATTATTACCAGAAGTTTGCGCAAACAAATCTTTGTATTGAAGTTCATTATCAACACTCCCCCAGTTTTTAAAAAGAAGTTTGGCATCTTGTAAGAAAATACTTAAATTAACGGTGACAGCATTAGAGTCGGCCGGCGTTGCACCTTTACCTCTAATACCGTCATAATTTAAAGTTAAGTCTGTTATTGCTGCGGCTGGTCCATTGAACCTTTGTGCTACAAAAGGCATGTCGTTATTTAAATAACCTTGAGGGTCTTCAAAAGAACTAAAATCTGTTTTATTTTCAAAAGGGAATTCTAAAACTTTATTTTCAGAATTTTTACCTGTAAATTTCTTAAATATACGGACATAAGGTGTTAAAAGCGCTAATTCTTCCGTTCTTAGGGAAAAAAACTTAAGAGTTTCAGGTGGTAACGTAGTAAATGGCTCTTTAAATATATTGTCTTCTAAATAATAGATATATTTATTGTCTGGTAGTCCAAGCTCGGAGTAAAACTGATACAATTCACCGTAATAGTTTAGAAGTTTCTGTAAGTTTTTAACTTGTTTGCCTTGTTTAACTATATAATCAGATAATGTGGGTGCTGCCATTTTATCTCTCTAGAATTTCTAAAATTCTTGTTAATGGTGTTGGGATGTATATCACATCTCCAGTATTAAATAGATTTTCTGTTGGTTTTTGATTATAATGTGCAATAACCCACCAATATGTTGGATCATTATAATATTTTTGA